AAAGTGCTGCGTAGCGAGCCACTGAGTTCTGTCCTGGATTGATGAGAGAAGCAGTGTGCCCGTGCGCTCTGTGAAGCAAACGATTCCCTGAGGTATTCCGTTACTGTCCTCAATCTCTACGATACCTGTGCATTCATCCGGAAGGTAGAAGGCACGGCCTTCATTCAGATACTGGGTCTCGGTAAACTTTAGTGGGTTTCCTATGTCTGAAGCGAAGATCTGGTTGCCGCGACTTACCCAAAGCCGATTATTGCTCCACTTCATCCAAAGCCCCATCGGTGTTTCGTCTAGGCCAATCTGAGTTACAATGTTTCCATCAGAGTCTAGCAGTGTGCTCTTGGTTGGGTTAAGGTGCCGCGCTACCGTACCGTCCCAGTAGGCTGCACGGGTAAGTCCATCCTGCATGAGTAGCACAGAGTATGGATTGTCCTCAAAAATGAGGACACCAGCCGCATCGTAGCTAGTCGTTTTAAGACAGGTCTCCCACGCAATGAACTTTGCCGTTAGGCTAAACTTAACACCCTTAAGCAAAGAGTATGTTTCGAACGGATACGCCGAGGTGTACACGTCTCCAGACACTACGAAAACTAGATGGCCTACGCCGGATGCAGGCTTATAGAAAGTGACCCCTTGAAAGTTTCCGCGTGGAAGAGTGAACAGAGTTTTGGTACCTGGCCGCGTCTGTACCACTCCGCCGCGACAAGTCGTATTCATCGAACTAACGAAACAGTTATCCGATATCTTGGTAGGCGATACGTAGGAGTTAGCGCCTAAAGCAAGATAATCAGATCCATCAACAAGTAATTGTTGGTCAGCCATTTACTCAATATATGAGCCTATCGTTTCCACACTCCACAGGCCAGTCATTGTACAAAATTTGAGGAGGCTTTATGCCACCCGGGGTCTCTGACTGGGCTTGATTATTGATCAAACGGATCGCTTCTCCTTCGGCTGCTCGGCCTTGTTCAAATTGGTTATCCTTCCTGAACTTAACGGCCTTGATTGCGAGCAATAGCGCCTCTTCATTGTCAATGTTGATCCAATCCTTGAGAGAGCGTACCTTTAGGTCGCGCTTCTTGTACTTGATCCGGACCCAGTTTTGGGCTTCGACCCTCAGCCTGCGATAATTCGGAACAGTTTCGTTAGGCCCATAGTAACCAATCGAGGTATGGGGCGTACCGTCCGAGTTGATTGCTATGAGCTTAACGAATCCGTTAGTAAGATCCTTTCTTACTCGATAAATATTGTCGATGGTTCCAACCAGGCTGTTTGGCTGCGAATAGCCGAAGACCGTAGGAACAAGAAATCCCTCCTCCAGTGCGCCAGTTTTTCCGGCAGTGTAGATCGGCTTACCGTTAGACGTGGCGTAGACACGCAGCATCTTTCCGTTGTCTGCTGCGCTTTCCACCTCAGCGATCAGCTTAACAGGTCCAGAAGGATCTCGATAGGTTACGACCGAACCAAGCTCATCAGCATATGGGCAGGGCGTACATGCTTGAGATCCAGGACCGTCTGGATGGTACTGGAAAAACTGATTGCGGATAAGCGTTGGCTGACCTGAAGAATTAACCTCTAACACCGTCCCAACATCTTCAGGAAGCGTGACAGTACCTTCACAGACGCATAAATCGAGAGTACCAATGCTTGGGTCAAGTAGGCTCTGGTCGGCGATAACCTTCACTGCATAGGTGAGCGCGCTGAACACAGCCGTTTGGTCACATTTACCAAGGGCATCTTGAGCTGAGGAATAGATATCTTCTACGAACATGGTCAGTATTCCTCATCGTCCTCATCATCGTCCGGCTCTTCCTTATCCTCTTCTTTGAGATTGATCATCTTGTCGGCGGCAGCGTCAAAGTCATCCTCAAGTTTACCCCCCGGTTTCTCGATTACCTTTTCGTCAGCGATTTCTTCAATGGGCTGAATCGCGTGAACGTCCACTTCGTAGCAGTAGCACATGGAACCGTCGTCCTCTTCTATCTCTTCTTTGCGCTTAACGTGGCCAATCGCAAGAAAGAAGAAGTCTCCATCGGGCAACTCAATCTCTTCCTTGGAACGAATGCGTAGGCACGGATATTCTGGGCCACGCTCTTTACCCATAATAGCGACACCGAATCCCGGCATCTCTAGCGAAGTCATTGGAGATTCTTTCTTAGCCATAAAATTATTGAGAGAAGAGTGAACTTCCATCGGATGTCATTCGGGCGCTTTCGTATTGCCCTAGGGTTATACTTGTTTGGCCAGCGATTGTGTCTGATCCAGATGGTTCTACAGTTACGTGCCCTACGCCCTTGTTTAGTACGCCGAAAGTTATGCCAGAACTCGCGGCAGCTAAAGGAAGAGTAAGCGTGATATTTGCTCCCGTGTTTGCCACGACAAAGCCCAGTGCTGGAGTAAGCGTAGTATCGACATTTACATAGGTTATCGTTTGTGCGCCATCCGTATTACTTTGAATCGACGTAATTAGGTCGGAAAGCGCGATCTGGTTAACAGTGCCATCAGCGTCTCGCCAAAACAGGATTGTGTCGGCTGGATCGATTGATGTCCTAATGGGATATGATCCAAATTGTGGCATAATAATTAGCTTGCTTTCAACAACTTAATCACAGCTCCGTCGATAAGGACTTCCACATATGACGTGGTATCTAGCGTCACTGCACCAGCAGTTACTTTACCCATACGCCAAAGGCCAGCAGCGCCAGAAGGAGCGCCAGTTTTTACTCCAGTAGTTACCGAAACAAAGCCGGTTCCAGAAGGTGTTAGTGTCACGTTTTGGTTGGACCCACTGCTTGTGAGTCCGCTTGCTCCAGAGAACACGAACGAAGTTCCATTATCCGCAAGCGTAACATTGCTGTCTTGGAAAACTCCTCCAGATGTCCCATTTAGCCTAACGATAGCGTTATCCGTTCCCGATCCTGATCCTATCGCATAATCGCTTCCCGCAGAAGCAATCGACAAAACTCCAGTAGCGGTTGTGTTCTTAAGCAATCCAGTAGCCAAAGCTGAGAGCGCGAATTCATTTGTAAGTTCAGCATTGGGAAGCTGAGTGATGTACGTTGCCCCAACTGGGGCACCCCCGCCGCCTCCCCCCCCCGAACTCGTGGCCGATAGCGTTGTGCCTACGATTTGAAGCCCATCTCCAATGGAAAGAAACTTGATTGCTGCCGCGCTATTATCCCAAAAAACAATCGAGTCTTGGCCGGGACTAGTCAGGCTTGATCCCGTTCCGCCCTTAGCAATTGGAACCACGCCAGGAATAACTGTAAGCGAAAGGCTTGCCTCGACATCTTGAAATTCAATCTGCTTTACGCCGCCAACCGGTTGGCTAATGAGAAACGTATCGGTCGGCGCGATAATCGTTACCTGGGGGTATGATGCGAATTGCGGCACGTTAGGTAATGATAGTTAATATGGGCTGCCCCGATTGGTCGGTTATAACGCCGCAATCTTCATCAAATAGCCTAGAGCTAACCATGAATCCGCCTGTGCTCGGGTTGTATTCCGTCACGTACTGATCATCCGAGCACTCGATTACTGGCGCATCTGGTCGCTCGCAGGTTAGCTTAACCGGCAGAGGAAACGTCTGACCTTGATCCGGCGAAACTGGGTTCGCGAAATCTCCGCAAACAGCGGACGTACTTTGGTTGGTTGGAATCGGAAAACTCATGTCTTAAACCTGGTTGGCGATTTCCAGAGTACAGCCCGATCTTAACGAGATACGAACAGATTGCGCTTGGCCGTCAACCCAGATCTCATTTCTTAAGCTGAATCCATGCTACAATGATTAGCCCTATTGTCGTGATGAACGTGGTAGCCGCGCCCCAAATAGCTGCGCGCTGCTCCTTAAACGTTTGGTCTCCCTTTTTCTTGATCTCTGAGAGCTCGGCTTGGATGTCCAATTTTAGCTGCTCGTGATCCTTGACCAGGCCCGTGGTCTGCATGGATGGATCTCCAAGAAGGCGAAACTTGAGGTCCCGCGCTAACTCAACGAAGGGCGACATGGACTCGCGCAATTCTTTCACCTCCATTGCCACGTTGCCCATAGTAAGCTCCATCTTATCGATGCGGTCTGCTGCTTTGATGCTTTCCTCTCCCTGCTTAAGGATTGCTCCCATTATCCTGCTGTTCGCTTCGTGCCGCTCTTTTTGTCGGCGCTTCTCCAACTCATCAAGTTTCACATTCAATGCATGCGTCGAAAGCCTTTCATGATCTTCAGCCATAACGAAACATCCTCCCAGTGTTTTTTATTTTGAAATCGGCGGAACGGTGCCATTCGCAGCAACCGAAGTATCCAATGAGTCTGCTGTGATCAACGTATGACCCCAGGGCGTTGTGATCTCTTGTTTGAAGTTCTTTAGGTGAACGTCCTTTCCGGGAACTAGTCCCTGCCAATTCCCGCTCACGCAACCAGAACACCCGAACAAAATAGCCGAAACGGCCACAATAAGTGAAAAACGCTTCATGTGAAATTTTTTAGGTTTGTTACCAATTTTACGAAAAGATTAGAACGCCTTATCCAAAAAATGGCAACGTCTAATTTTATTGGCAAAGCACGTTAACAACCGTTCCGTTGATCGTAAGCGGGAAAGTTTTCGTCGCTGTCGTAATAGAAAGACCTGTCGTAAGTGTTAGCTGTCCAAATTCTATTGCGCCTCCGGTTCCTGCACCCAACCTCATAGCGAAACCAGATCCATTGTCGGTAGAAAAAAGAATTGATTTCGAAGCATCGGACTTGAACGCAATATCGTCTTGTACTGTTCCTGTTATAAAATCATTGGTGGCGTTGGCAGTGCCAGTAGAAAACTTAGATGACCCAGCCCTAGCATACTGTAGTAGTGTGTATGTGCTGCTATTAATCTTTAGAAATGGCCCTGCTCCAGATCCGTTACCTATAGTCAGTGAGTTCTTGATAAATGCATTATCTAAAACTTGGAGATCGTTAGTTCCGTCGTCTGTAACTCCTCCTACAATTACGCGACCCTTAGCGCCAGATACGTATTTTATATATAAGCTCGTGGCTGGAGATATTGGTCCGCCTCCAATTGCCATGCCTGGGCCGCCGACACCAAATCCTTTAAATATTCCGTCTCCAGCGTGAGCATCGGTTAAAAATTGACCAGCGGCGCCCGCAACCCCAAGTTCAAAAGCAGCCGAAATGTTGCTCTGCTCAACCCTCATCCAAACTGGTTCATTTGCGTTAGAATCAGTTATCTTGAAAGTTGGATTAGTCCCAGCAAGGGGATTCCCAGAAACGGTAAGGCCAGATGTGGATCCGCCCCAAGTAAGATCGGCTGAAGCTCCGAACGCTCCTGAATTATTAAACTGAATCTGAGTATTAGAACCAGCTGGTGTTCCGCCTCCACCGGTAGCGCTTAGAACGCCAGCACTCAAGCTAAGTCCGCTTCCTACTGTAGCGGTTGTTACGTTTCCAGATGCATCGTTAGATAGTAGACCTGCTGTGGTGTACTTAGGTATCTGAATAAGGTTTGTTGCCGCAATTATTTTTAGACCTGCGCTCGCGCCATTATCAGTTGAGAATATAATGTTTTTATTTGCATCATTTCTATAGCACATGTCGTCAACGACTGAGCCTGTGATAAAATCGTTAGCGCCCCCCGCTACACCCCAAGAGGCGTTGGCAGTTCCAGAACGTTTAAACTGAATGAATCCATACGCACTGGTCTGAAAAGTTAATCCTATTCCAGCAGGCGTTGAAGTTCCAATTACGGTATTACCATTATCATCTATAGTGACCGTGCTATTTTGCCCGAGCTTTCCGGTTGTACCGTCAAAACGGACTACAGCGTTATCCGTAGCGCTGGCAGGCCCAACAAAGTCGCCGGTTCCTCCTCCGGTAGCTGTCAATGCTCCAGCAGTTAGCGTAAGACCCGAACCAACGGTTATCTCCTCAACAGCTCCTGTTCCTGCTGTGGTTCGGCCCAGCAGTCTAGCCGTAGACATCGTAATCCCATTGGCAGTGATTGCGCCTGGAGCTACATAATCTGTGGCCGCAACTGCTGCCGATAGCGCCGTACCGTTTCCTTTGAGTATACCAGTTATACTGGTCGATAGCGTGATCGCTGGCGTCGTTGTTGCTGTCGCTACAGTTCCAGCAAAGCCATTGGCGCTAACTACCGATACGCTTGTAACTGTTCCTGTGCCTGCCGCCGACCAAGTTAGATTGCCCGCGCCGTCGTTATGCAGGAATCCAACAGCGTCAGCTAAAGCCGAGAGTGCTGTAAGCGTAGCGTCTATCGGCTGGTAAAGCGTAGCAAGGCTCGGAATGTCCGCTATGACTAGGCCGCGAAACGTAGGCATTGTTGCCGCGCCTGTAGGTGGCCCCGCCCATACCGTGTTAGCTGCTTCGGTCGCCAGCGTTACGGTGAACGTACCTGCGGCGGTCACTGGCGAACCGGCCACGCTAAAGATAGCAGGCATGCTAAGCCCAACACTCATCACGGTGCCCGACCCGCCCCCTCCCCCGCCAATACCCATGGCGTTTACTTCGGCTACAGTCAGGTCCCTGGGGTCAGCAGCTAAGATAGTGTTATTCCCCTTAATCGTCATAGGCGGCATCTTCGCTAGCTTGCCGTTACTCACCGCATTCGGACTAATCGTCGTAGCTAGTGAACCGCGAGGCGTAGTAACGTCTCCGGTTAATGCCGGGAACCTAAGCGGCGGGATCGTGCCCGCAATGAGATCGTTAGCACTTCCGCTCGTTGCAATCGCGGCCAACCCAGGGATGATTGAGCCGACGCTAGTCCAAAATGGAACCGATGACTTTTTCCCA